GCAGACTGGTCATAGTTGACCTTGTGCATATCTACAGCATTTTTATCTCTTTCTGTAACAGTTTCAAGAAGCTGCTGGCGCTCTGCTTCTAACTGTGCAATACGGTCATCACGCTCTTTCTTTTGTTTGACCAGCTGCCTAATTCTTTTTTCAGCACCCTTGGTCTCTATACCTTCCAACTCAGGAAGTTCTTTGGATGCTTCTACTGCTGCTGCTGGTTCAGGAGACGCTTCTTCCACCTCTGGTTTGCTTTCCACCTCTGGTTCAGCGCCTTCAACTTCAAACTCAATTTTTTCTTGTTCACTTGCAGGAGAAAGATCAACCTCACTCCACTCTGTTAGCTCTTCCGCTACATTTTCTTTTGCTTCTACTTGTTCTTCCGACATTCTTGCTGTCTCCTCATAGTGTGCGAATACTAAGGTTACGCCATAATAATATATTTAACACATTTAAGTTCCTAATACAAGGGTAGTATCTAAATCTTCTGGATTATCAATCTTCATCAAAACCTGATCGTCAAAAATAAGAAGTAGCTTAACACCCTTGTAAACAAACTTTGTGCCTACCAACTTCTGATAACATACGTGGTCACCCTCTTTACACCAAGCTCCACCAAGAAACTTATCCTTGTCTTCGTAGGCCAGAGTTCCTACCTTGAGTACACGGCCCACCGTGGTGAGATAAGCAATATCATCCCTAGCTCTCTCCGGGAGAATAATTCCTCCTTTGGTCTTTGGCTTGACACTGACAGGGCGAACCAGAATATGATACCCCGGAATCTCTGGAAGAACCTCCGGGTCCGGGTGCTCTCCTTCTGTGATCCACGAATCATTTGAAATAGCTCCTGCTAAGTTAGGATTAATCATTGTCTAAATCATTCTCCATTCTATTGTTCACAATTCTGTTTAGTTCAGTGTAGGCCCATTCAATTCCTGAGAGTGTACCCACTATCTGCTTATATTGGTTATAGTCCTCTGCTTGTCCCTCCGCAAGCAAATTTTTTAAACTTTCTTGCTTAATGTGAAAAGCATCTTTTATTTCTTGGAATATATCCATAACAGAAGTATATCTATTTTCTTCTTGTCATCCTACGCTTTTTTTTAGATACTCGCTTGGGAGAACGTCTAGAGGTTGACAGTGCAATTGCCACTGCCTGCCTCTGATCATAACCTTCTGATTTTAGCTTCTTGATATTTGCAGAAATAGCCTTATTACTTTTACCGGGAGTCAGCGGCATTTTAGATAGCCCTTGGTTCGTAAGGGTTAGGATTACTAGCTATTCTACCTCCTTTAGAATAGTTTCCAGATTTAATATCTGTGTAAGACAACCCTGAAGGTAGGTTTATCTTAGAAAGTTTTTCAGCTTCGTCCATAAAACCATATTCTTTAGATAAATAAAAATCAACAAGTTTTCCATCTTCTATATTTTTGTTTTCATATTCTACTATACCTTCAACAGCTTTACGAATATCTGCAGGGGTTTTAACTTTAGTTTTACCTATTTTATTTTTTACATAATCATAATATTTTTTTGTTTTGTTTTCACTTTTAGGTGCATATTCAGATATCATCTTAAAAAGATCACCTTTGTGTCTTTCGTTTTTAATATTCATATCCATAAAGATTGCTCTGAGTCCCATGACAGGATGATCAAAAGCAGGAAACCTGTTATCAGCACCGTAGCCACCTTCTTTGTATTCTCCTGCTCTTCTGTCTTTTTTTAATCTTTCAACATTTCCCGGATTATTAGAAGAGTATTTCTCACTATATCTTGTAGGAATCGCAGGAACAGGTGCTGGGTCTTCTTTTCTTTCTTCAGGCTCTGGAGTAAGTAGACCTTTAAAATAATTTAAAATAGAATCTAAACTAGGCATAGATGTATCCTCTTGTACTTGTCCTTGAGGTGTAGCTGCTAACCCCTGCTTCTTTACAAAACCTTTGGCAGGATCATACGTGTAACCTTTATCAATCATTGTTTCCTCTAATACGTTTTCCAATGGACTGCAAAGTTTGCATAGCAGTGTTAGCAGCTTTAAGTTCAGTATCATCATCTACCCTCTGCTTTTCTATTTCTAGTCTAGCAGCTGCTTCCAGAGCCTTCAGGTTTTCTTTACGTTCGTCTGCTTCCATTTTACCCACGTTGAGAACCAGATCATTCATGTTCTCCTTGGCTTTTATGTCCATGTCCATTTGCTTGAGGGCAATATCAGCAGAATCCTTGGCAGCTGTCATCTCTGCTTTCTGTTTATCAAACTCAAGACGTTCTTTCTCCAGTAGAAGCATCTGCTGCTCTGGACTTTGTGCAATTCCCATGGCAGCGTTGGCATTTGCCACTTCTTCTGCTGCCTGTGCCATGATCATCTCTGTGGTTTGTGGGTCATCTGCAACACCAGAGGCCTTGACCATGCCAAGAACCTGCTCTTGGTACTTCATAATCATGTGATCTCTGACATTTGCATTGATAATTGGCACAATCTGCTTCATCATGGGGTTTGCGCCCGTGGCAGGGTCCTTGAGGAAGGAAGTTTTGAATTGAATGTGTGCTTCATGGTTCTGACCGGGAAATGCAGCTATAGGAAGACCCTTGGTGGCAGAGATAATGTCTGCCAGAGGGTCCTGTGCCTGTGGTTTTTGCTCCGGTGGTAGGATTTCGTCTAGATTTGGGAAGTTTGCCGCTGTGAGAACCTCTCTGTAGAGGGCTGGCATGTTAAAAGTACCCGGAGGCGTCTGACTTGCCAGCTGAATTGCTAGTTGTCCCAGTGCCATACGGTGTGCAGAAGAGGGAATGTTAGGGTCAGAGACAGGAATTACGTCAATTCTCCCGTCAAAGTCCTGCTTGAACACCTCTTGGTCTCCTCCAACCACCTGATAAGGGTAGGAGGGAGGAAGAAAGTCAAAGTTTATCTGCGCTAGTACCTCAAACTCATCCTTCTGTGCCTTGTGAAGTCGCTTGTGAATAGCAGAGAAGAACTTTGAAGAGGCTTCTAGCAGGGCCATGGTGGTTCCAACAGGGCCAGAGTTCTTTGAATCTGCAATTACCTGCTCTGTGGAGTCTGCAAACCGCTGTCCTGCGCCTATGACAAACTGCATCATGCCCATCAGGGTCTGTGATGGCTCTTTATAGGGGAGTGTGATGATAGCTTTGTTCAGATCAATACCTGTGCTCTCCACTTCCTTGAACTCACCGGGAGAGATAGGTTCATTGTCACCCACCAGTCTGACACCTCTGGCCTTGAAACCACCGGGAAGGTTGGCAAACTGTCCTGCATCTACCAGAGAACGCATGGCAGTGGTAGCTGTCATGGTCAGGTTACCTAGGAAGTGAATAAGTCCTAGGCCGTAGAAACCAAATCCCGGTACATACTTGTAGTGAATAAAGTGGTTCTTCTTTTCTTTCTTGGGATCACCCTCCTTGTAGTTTCTTCTGATGCAGAGAACTTTCTTGCTCTTCTCGTCTATGGTTACAATATAGGGGTGAGCAATACCATCAGGGTCATCATAGGGTTCTGGTAGGTCTAGGTAGCAGTGCTGCTCTAGGAGAACATACTGAGGGTCTTCTAGATCAATACCAGAAGAATCAATGCCCATGAGTTCGTCCATCTTCTGCGTCATCTCAGGTATATCAGGAGCAGAAGGCTTGCCTAGGTCTATGTCTAGGTACATTCCTGATACTACGTCTTTTCTAAAATCATTGATAGAACGAAAGATCAGGTGCGTGTAACGGTCAGCTGTTCTGAGGTCCTTGGCATTGTAGGACACATAGAAGTGATCCACTGGGACCAGTTCTGACACTGGTCTTTCTAGTAGCTGATCATAGTATATTTTCTTAAAGGCAGAACCCATCACCGGGAGGTGAAACAGCAGACGCTCTTGTTCTTCAAAGTACTCAGGCATTTGCTGAGTAAGTTGATAGTTCATAAAGTTCTTGACACGTTGCGCTTGTTTCTCGCGCTCAATGGTAGAAGCTCCTATGATCTGAGACTTTACTGGTCCACCTGCCGGGAAGAGTTCTTGAGAGGCTTTGCTCTGGAACTTGACAACAGACTCTATCAAGAGAGGGTGGACAGCTGTGCAGGCACCGTCAAAGGGTTCTGTGGTTTCTTCTAGCTTGAGACCCAGAAGATCAAACCCACGCTCAAAGATTTGTTCCCACTCTTGTCTTGATTCTTTGTCTGCTTCGTAACTGTCATAGACCATAGAACCTATTTCTTCTAGGTCTTCTTCTTCCAGAAACTCTGCTATGTTTTCAAAGTGGGAACCCATGGGGCCAGAGATAGTTAGTTCTTCTATCTCTCCAAACTCTACCTCTACGCCACCATCTTCTGTTGGCATAAAGTTTACAATGTTCTCTGCCATCATCTCTGCTTCTATGGAAGGAGTATCTCCCATGACACTGAAGTTAGACACTGGCATTTCTTCTTGGAGTTCTGGCTCCATTGCCTCTAGCGGGTTACGCTCAACTGCCATTGTTTAGTTCCTTTATCTGGCTCTGCCGCCTCTTTTCATACGCATCTTGGGCTTACCACCCATTTTCATACGCATCTTTGGTTTACCACCGTACTTCTTGGCAACAGCTTTTTTACCATTCTTCTTCATCTTCATCTTGGCCATTCTCTAAGTCCTCCTGCTGATAAAGGTTGTTAAAAGTTGTATAAGGGTCCATGTAACTGTTATGAATTTCTGCAGAGTGAGCATACTGACTAGGTACAAAGTCTGGTGCACCTTCTCCGTTTGTCCACATTGCAGGGTTTGTCACTCTTACCCTGTTGTTTGGAAGAGCTACAATATTTCCTGTGTAGGCTCCTGCATCTGTAAGCTCTAGAACATGAGACTGCTTGTGCTGTGCAGGGTCATCTGCAATTGCAGTTCCTGTGTAGTCTACAGTGAACAGGTACCTACCTGTGTGAAATACACCTCCTATCTTACAAAGCCATGGACTAGAAGATATACGGTCCATGAAAATTACAGAGTGATCTCTGGAGGAGCAGTCCCACGGTTGTGCAAAGTGCGTGGGCATAAGCTCTGGGAACTCATCTAACGGAGTGTCAGAAACAAGACCAGTGATAGGCATTCTGGCCCACATGGCCCCGCCGTGTAGATTATCCTCACCATCCTCTGCTTCACAACCTGTAAATACAACATTGAAACTAAGACACCTGTCTGGTATTGTGTTGACTGCTATTGCCAGTGCGTGTAGGTATTCTCCTTGGTAGTCTTCGTGATTATGTGTAAATTCTTTTCGTACTAAACACCTGAAAAAAGGTATGTTAGAAGTTAGGTAGGCCACTTTAATTCCAATTCCAATAAGTCTTTTTATTTTTAGGTTGGCTTTCGTCTTCTTCGTAGTCGGGATCATCTGGGTGGGACAAGTGCCAAGATTCTTTTAGATAGTGTATTGCCATTGCCATTGCGTCTACTTGATCATCGTGCCTCCCGTATGGAAATTGTATAGCCTCTGCGAATAGGTCTTCTGACCAATCTCGTCCTCTGGGAAGCCATATGCGCCCAGATTCCAAGAGTGGTGTAATTGCATGTACTCTGGATACTTTATCACGATCTGGTAGGTAATCCAACACAGGAAGTCCTGCTCTTCTCATGTCTTGTATCAGGCTCTGCCCAGATGCTTTTTTTTCTATGATACAAATGTCTGGTTTGTAATCATCGTATAGGTCTTGTGCTGTCCTTCTTAGTTCTGGGTATTCTAGTCTTTCTCTGACATTGCCCAGAAGAATCATGTTAGGTGCTAGGTATTCTCTTCCTGCTAGGTCTGTGGTGAGCCAATCAAAGATACCCCATGTCTGTATCACAGAGTAGTCAGCTGTGCTCCGGGTAGAGAAAGCAGTGTCATAGGTCTGTATAACTATTTCACACTCTGGTGGGTCTTCTAGCTCCCAGTTTTGAAACCAGTGAGACTTGATGGTGGACCCCTCGTCAGGTGTAGGGTTCTGCATGTAGAGAGCCTGCCAGTACTTGGCCCCGTTGTTGGCTCTGATCTCTGCCTCGTCTAATCTAAGAAGTTCATCTGGTTTCCACTCCGGAAAGTAGGAGGAACCCTCTGGAAGGTCAAGAAGCTGTGAGGATTCTTCGTCTAGCCACGCTGGTATAGAGACAACATCCCAAGGTATGGTATCCTCTGTCTGGTTGTTGAGGAGCCACCCGCACAGGTCATCTTCGTGGTATCTGGTGTTGATGATGATAACAGAGCCATTGGGCATCAGGCGTGTTCTGAGACCGGAGGGATACCATTCCTTGATGTACCTGCGCCCTGCCTCTGAGAAGGCGTCCTCTTCTGACATGGCATCATCTATCAGTGCAATGTGTGCTCCTCGCCCTGCTATCTGTGAGCGTACCCCCGCTGCGTAGTAGATACCGTTCTGCTTGGTCTTCCATTTACCAGCTGCTCTTACGTCCTCTCTAAGAGTTGCCCCGGGAAATATCTCTTGGTAGAGGGGCATCTTGAGGATGTCCCTGACAGTTCTACCAAAGTCTGAGGCCAGCTGGTCAGAGTGAGATATGCTCATTATTTCGTGAGAGGGGTAGTTACCAATGTACCAAGAGGGGAACAGTTGAGAACAGAGGAGGCTCTTGGAGGAGCGGGGAGGGAGGAAAACCATTAGTCTCTGTGGGTCAGGAGAATCTACCACTCTCTGCAGTTTTCTGGAGAGTACCTCTATGTGTCTGCCCACCTTGAAGTCTGAGACAAGGGAGGGGGCAATGAACTTGACATAGGAGAAGAAGTCTGTTCTGGCAGTGTCCACTGCTCTGAGGTACAGGTTCTCTCTTAGTTTTAGCTGGTGTTCTTCTGGAGCACCTTCAGTGGCAGGTTTCATCTACAGCCCACACATTCCTTCACATTCATTATCAAAATTATTCTGATTAACTTTATCAGAAAAATTTATTTCTGATATGGGTAAACAGTCTTCGTGTAGGTACAAAAGTTCTTTAACCTTGGAAGAAGGAGGAGGAACCCTGATTAATTTATCAAATTGAATTACTTCTTTCCAGTCTTCTGGTTGGGCTTCTTTGAGATTTATCCACTCTTGAGGACTTCTGTAAGGACAGAAAGTACAAGCTGACCTAGGAGGTTTATGATAGTTATTTTGGTCTAACCATTGTATGCAGTCCTCTCTGGTCATTTTTTTATCAATAAGAGGAAATACGTTTGTTATATATTTTAAAGAATTAGGTTTCATTCTGGCAGCTTCGTCTGTAGAAATACCTAGAAGAAGCTCTACCTGAGTTCCTTTTTTTACATTTTTATGTTTTTTAATTCCTAGAAGTTCTCTGATATGTTTGATGATGGGTCTGATCTTGTAGTCTTGAGTACACTGCCGCTGTAGAATACCTCGTCTCTTTTCTGGCTTATCAGGGTTCTTTGTAAAAAAAGGTACTTTGTAACTTTTTCTAAGTCCTTTACTGGCTTCTATGACATCTTCTCTTAAATTTCCTGCAGTTACCTGATAGATAGGGTAGCTTACCTGTGTTTTTAGATATTCAAGGTGACGGTATACTTCTTTTGGTTCAGCTTGAGTATCTGCAAATATAGCTGCATCTATGGCAGGGACATCTTTTTTTTCTATCATTAGAGCAAGAGTAGAGCTTTGCACTCCTGCTCCTAGAGAAAGTATTCTTAAATCTGGATGAGGCACCTAGTCTTCTCCCTTACCACCTTTGATGACAGAGAGAGAATACCCAGAGATGTCTGCCAGTCTCTTGATGTCATCGTCTACGTTTGGTGTGAAGGCCTCATCTACACCTTGAAAGGTGGTGTTCTGTTTGATCTCTTTCTTGTCAATGAACATGCCAAGGTGCTTGCCCATGTTCTCCAGAGAGCGGTTGGCATTGGTATAGTCCTCTGCCTCTGTGGCTCTCATATAGGTCTGGTACATTTTGTCTAAGACTTTCTGTGCATTCCAAGATACCTTCTCTACAACGTCCTCTCTGAGCATCTCTATGTAGGCTCTGAGCTTGGGATTGGAGAGGTACTGCTGTGCTCTTCTGGCAGTTCTGGTACGGTCCAGCCTACCATCCTTGGTATTCACCGGGGCATACCCTGCTTCTACCAGTGCATGTATAGGATCATTGGTTTCTATGTAGACCTCTGCAAACTTGGTCTGTTTCTTGGTAAGGTTGTAGGCCTCTGATCTTGCATTGGGTCTGGGCTTGGCACCTGATAGAACTTCTTCACTGGTTGTCATCTGTTGTGTATTCCTGTTCTATTTCATTTAAAAGATTATCAAAAGATAAAGAATCCTTGTCTTCTTCAAACTCTACTGTCAACATTAACCTGATACCTGCGTGGTTTACAACCATATGTTCTTTCTGATTGTTGAAAAGAACTCTGGTGCCGGGAGTATACTGTAGGTCTATGACCCTGTGAGTTACCTCTGACTTCTCTCTGAAGTAGGTACAAGATATCGTATCAGGTGTGTATAGTATGGAATTTACACAAACACCCCTGCTGGTATCTTGGTGCCAGTTGTAGACTGTTCTACTTTCCATACAAAGTACCCCCGCCTTGTACCTGTGTCTCTGGTATAGCCAGTGATAGAAATGATCTTGAAGAAGAAACTCCTCTGGGTCTATGGAACATGCTGTAAAATTAAAATACTTTGTCCATTCTGTCTCTGTTCCTAGAACTTTGTCATAGAGAGGTCTACTTAAAAAATTACCTGCTCTGTGTATTTCTTTATAGTAAGGTAACACCTAGGACCCTTTCCAAGGGGAGACAAGAAGAATTAATTTTTATTATAATTTATAAGGAGGGGTCTTGCAATATCTTTGTT